CTGTCCACTCAACAAATGTGCTTGATGCTTTTTGTTTGTTGGCGGATGAAAGGACAGGTGTTTCCTCTGGAGCAAGAATAGTTAGGACATCTAACAAGTCCTCTCTGTTGGAAATAGCCGATCCTGTTCCCGTAACTCCCTGTGGGGCGTTCGGGTCAAATGTATCTGAGAATGCCATTGTATTTTAGAATTTAATTATTGTTATCGGTTTTGCATTTGTATTTTTCTCATCTCAGCGAAATCACGGGCACTTCCTGTTTGTTGGAATCTATTTTGGAGATCTGCTAGAGCTTTTTTCGTCTTACTAGTTGGTTTTTCAGATTTAGTTGATGCAGAACTTCCTGTTTTAGTTGGCGTCAATGAAGGTGTTCCCTTCTTTGTAGCTTTTTTTACAGGTGTTGTGTCAATAGGTTGTCTGCCATACATACTGTTTGTTGCGTGAGCAAACCAGTATTCAAGCTGACTTGAAAGATCTGGAGCTTCTTTATCAAGATAATTTTTCATCTTAACATATCTCGGATCTCTCATCGTATTGACGAATTGTTGACGAGTAGGATTATCTGTATTTAACCAATCTAATTCTTTTCTAGCTTTGTTATCAAAGGATACTTGTAATTCAGCTCCTTTAGCACGTGCTTGTAATTTATTTAATTGATCGGGTAAAAATGTTTTCTGTGCTTTTCTTGCATTAAGCAATGCTTTGCGAACATCTTTTTTAGTTAATTCCTTACCATCAACCTCTGTAACAACATCGTCTGCAGAATAAGAATCACTTTCAAACAATATATCTTCTGCCCATTCAATGGTAGTATCAACTTCATCTATTTTAGTTTCAATATCTTGAATACTTTCAAGATCACTAAATGGATTGTTTTTAACTTCCTTGGTGGGAGTTTGTTGTGTTTGTTGATTCTTAAGTGTAGCTTCTAATTGAGCAGCTCTTTCTTCGGCAGCTTTACGCCTTGCTGTCATCTCTCCGAATCTAGCTACGGCTCTACTACCTAACTTTTCGCTTAACTCTTTTAGTTCTGCTTCAGATAAGTTATCTATATCCAACTGTGAAAGAACGTTTTCTTCGGATTGTGTTTCCGCAACTTCTGTTGCTTCTTCACTCTCTTCAGAGCTCTCTGTAGGTTCCTCGACCTCGGCTGTAACAGCTTCGGGCTGGGCTCCTAGTCTCCTTTGAGTAAATTCCTCTAAGGATGTATTATGTATTTCCGTTGTATTTTGATCTGCTTCAACGTCTGCAGTTGTGTTTTCTTCTGACATAAGATGATTTGACTATTCCACTCCTTAACGCTGAGCGATGGCGATGTACGTATTATACCACAGTAGTCGTTAATGTAAGTTATGTGAATGTCTTACTCTTAACTGATCCCAGTTGGCTATGCGTAAAATTTGATCATAGGTAATTATTCTACCCGCAACTTGTTGTAGTTGCTCGTAATCTGCCTTGTGCATTTCTGCAATAGTCTCTTCGCGTAACGCGTGTATCATTTGTATAAACCTAGCAAATGTTTCGTGATTGCTAAGCATTTTAATGTCATCTTCTAGATTGGTCATTTTGATTTTTTAACTGAATTTATGTAAGTTCTATATACTTTTGCTGGGCCAACTTTCCCCATTACTTTAGCTCGTTGCTCCATAGCTATAGCTGCTTGTATTTTATGTGCGTGTGTTCTACCACTTTTTTTAATTTTTGCAACACTTTGTTTTGCAGTAGCAACATCTTTGAACCCCAAACCTTTTATAGTTCCTTTAGGGTTTTCATCAGTATATAAATCAGAATGTTTAGACTTAGGTCTAATTTTGCCTGTTTTAGTCTTTCTTGGTATGCGTTTATTTGGCATACTTTTTTAATAACTCGCTGACTTTTTCCATACGAGGACGAATACCAGGAATGCCTCTTTCTTCGGCTTCTTCATATTCTTTATTTCTTAAAAACTCTTGAGCCGCTTCTTCAAAATCACCTTCATTAATTAGTTCTCTTGTCTTAGGGCTTTGTTGTATTGATCCCCTATAATGCTCGCTAAATATAGCTTGTTGTAAATCATTTGGATATGAATTAAATTGAGGTAATAAATCTACAATTGAATCCAATCTTACGCGAACATCTTCATCTAAAAATTCTTCAGCCTCTTCTTCTGTAATTGTCATCCCATCATCAACTCCATATCTACCATAACCAATAGTAAATTTTATTTCATCCTTATCAGGTTTGTATGATTCAAGTCTTAATCCTTCAGCATCGCGAATTGTTTGCTTAAATGATTCTATAGCGTTATTTATTGCTTTTTCTTTTTTGTCGTTAACGCGTTTTACTGCAAACTGTCTTGCATCTAAATTATCGTTTTCTTCCATCATATTATTCTTGTGGTAGTTGTTGGGTTTGAACGCCCCCCATTTGCGCTGGAGCTGTTCCAATTCTTCCAATTTCTGCATTTTGTTGTTGCTGTAGTTGGAATTGATATTGTCCTGCATACTTCTGTAATCGGGCGGCAAAAGATTGATCTGACTGTGCCCGTTGTGCAATATCAGGCTGAGCAGAATACTGCTGAATAGCTTGTAGGGCAATCTGTCCACCATTTGGTCGAGCTGGCACTTCAATACCAGCAAATATTTTAGCAAGGTCATCTGTAACATCTTTCATTACTTCTTGCTGTGCTTGTTGTGCAGGTTGCAGTATGCTATCAGAAAGTAATGGATCTATACTAGATGCAGCAACTTCTAGTAAACTGTCAACATTAATTCTGCCATTTCTATCAAATTGAGTAAGTGCTTTGAATGCCTCTATCTTTTGCTCCTGTACTTCTGGATCACTGTTAAGAACATCGTAGTTTACAAGTATATCGTAATTTTCATTAGGATTACCTTTAGATATACGCATTGCTTCAGGGACTCCAGTTACTCTAAAAAATAAACTATCTGGGCCAAAACGTTGAAAACATTTAAAGGACATATTTAAAACTTCTGAAACGTGATGTAAAAATTTAGTAGTTAAGAACTGTAATCGTGATTGGCTTATTGGATTGCCTTGATCAAGTCCTACTAATTTGTCAGCTACACCTTCTAGAGTTTTTTCAATCTCAACTGAACCTTGGTTGTATGCTGGTGTAGGAGCGAAGTCCAAATCACCCTTACGACGATATGGAATCATTCTTCCTGGCCCCCAATCATTTGGTGCTTGTCCGACAGGATGAAGGATTGGAGGAAGCGTTGCTATGCTATTTCTATCAATGCGAGAATCTCGCTCGACTTTTACTTGGTTTTGTATACCTCTCAGTAAGTCGGGTATTGTTTGCACGTCATATAAACGCTTACTATCTTCTGATAACTTAGTTACCACAACAGGATAATCCTCATATCCGTTCATCAGCTCGAACTTTGCATATGCGGGGATGGCTCCGTCACCATCAAAGTTTTTATGGAAGATAGTTTGATAGATACCTTCAGAACCATCCTCTTCATCAATTAAGCGTTGATAACCATAAACTATTTCAACTAATTCTTCGGCTTCATAACCACGATCAGTTAATCCAATACTACGCTTACCTTCTTGCTCTCTTTCAATTGAGTAAATCTCTACACCTCTGTAATGCTCTATGACATAATCCACAAAGTCCTCATCCCATCCATCGGTCGAAACCTTGTTCTTTAATTCTTGTGGGGTGTAATAAGTTCGCCAAAAACAGAATGGGGCTCTTTGTGGATCAGTCACATAAGGTGGAAAAAAGAAGTCTCCATCAGGCGCTAATGTTTTTACTTCAGGTGCATCTATCTGTCTTTTTACAACTGGTAGTTCTGCCTCTCTGTTTTTCTTAAGTTCTTTGAGAGCTTTCTTAATGCGTTTTTCTGAAGCACTAGGAAATACTTCTCTCATATATTCAATGATAACATCGTCAACTTTACCCGATGTTATTGCTTCAGCTAATATAGGATTGATTTGCTCAATCTGATCTAAGTTAAGTTTTTGTAAAAATGTTCTATCTTCTCTGTGCCAACCAACATATGTTATTAACATACCTCTTTCTAATAAATAATTTGCACCTAACTCCATCTCTTGCTTAAAACGAGGGATATATCCAGAAGATGCCATCCATTTCAAAAAGCTTGAGACAATTTTAGAACGAGCGATGTCATCAGTGCCTACTGGATATGCTCGAATATTAGCCCTTTCCAAACTAGCCATAAATAATGAAACGAGTCTCGTAACTCTTTCATCAATTGTATGAGCTTCAATATCAGATGCTCCTTCCCAAGGAAAGGCATCGGCTCCGTGTTTTCTGTGGTCGCGGCTCTTCCCTGGCCAAAAGTTTCTTCGGTCATCGTATGAGCTTCGACATAAATCGAAATATGCTTCTAGTTCTACTACAGTTTGGTCATACGCATAGCGTAAGGTTCTTACATCAGGTTCGTCTTGAACAAAAGTCAAGGACTTAGATATTGAATCACTATCCATTTAATTTTTCTTTGAGATTATTTATAATCGCTCTAATAAGGTCTTTAGGCATTCCAATTCTATCACACATATCCCTGTGTGACATCTCAATTGTGTGTTCGTGACGAATGTATCTACAAAACATTTCCCAAGCGGCTAGTCGGTCAATTTGTTCATTACGCCATTTGCGGCTAGTAGTTATGTCTTTCTTGTTAAATCCTCTTCGTATGCACATAGCGATAGCTTTCTCCCTTATCGTCAGATATGCACTCAATAGTTATTGTTTTACCCACAAGTCTACCCCAAAACTTTCTTGGGATAAGCACAGGTACTTTTTTACTAAGTTCTTTTGAATATCCCCAATTGTAACATCTATTGGGACATTCGTGTAATATTTTTACCTTAATATGTTTTGGAACAATCTCAGGTATAATGAGTGCATCTTGGAGTATCGCTACTCCTTCTTCATTTATCCAAGTAGCTTTACCTTTACCAGTAATCATCTCTTCGGATAATTTTTCTTGAGCAATATTTAGTGCTTCGTCTATGTTTATTTCAAATTCTTCTGCAAGTTTAGTTAATCGTGTCTTTGCCATTAGTATCCTCCTTGTGCTCTTGATGTTGCCTGCATATCTCTGCTAGTAAAATGATCTGGCCCTAGTCCTCCGTTACTCATACGCAAATATCGTATTAAATCAAAAAAATCTTTTAGGGCTTCATCCATCTTGCCATTAGAATTATAATTGATTAAACTGTCAATTAAATTTTCACAATCTTCGTGTATGAAACATCTTGGTCTGTTTGCGTCATCTATATCATAATTTGGATTATACGTAAACCATTCATCTACTGCTGTAATACCTATATCTTCTGTCTTACCGTCACTTGGTAAAAATACCATACCGTAGTCTTCAAAGCTAGCAAATAAGTCAGTATTGTTCTCATTCTCTCTCGCAAAGTATCTTGAGTCACCTATTCGCTCCATTACTTTTATACCCATCTCATCTTCTATCTCTTCAAAGAGTTCTACATACCCTCTGACATCTAAACCTATTTTCTTAGAAGCTGGGCCATATTTCCATTTAGGATCACCAAACAATGCCCACTCTCCATATGTGGCTCTATCTGGCCAGTCTCTTAGAATATATATATCTTCATCTTCATTTACGGCTGCCCATATTGCTGAATAATTTCGGGCACCAGCTGGGTCAACTACTTGATACACAGTAAAGTCCTTGTCGATTTTGGGCATCTTCATACCGTACTTATTAGGCTTATCTCCAAGTACATTGACTTCTGTAGAGAACAAAGGTACCAGCGAAGTCATTGACTTTACTGGTATACCATACGCACGAACCATTATATCTTCTGTTGAGCGTCCCTTTAAATCCTTTGCTATACGTTCATATCCGCCAAATGGATTTTCATCCGAATGTAAGTATACTACAGATGCGTCTCGATCTGGACTGTATTGCTTTACGGGTACTTGCTTGTAGTTAAGAAGTTCTGCTTCTCGTGTTTCTAATGTTTCCGCACCTTTGAGATATTCTGATATAAATGGTGTAAAACCATCAATGGGCGTAAATCCTATCAATAGCTTTGAGTTTCTTGTCGCTAATCTAAATCGTAGAGTGTTAACAAGTGCAGCATCTCCTAGATATTCATCTAACCAAGCCCCTAGATTCAAGCCCCCAGGCTTACTAAAACCGAACTCAAAACCCTCTAGGATAGTTTGATTGTTACTAAATTGTGTATAAGTTTTAAAATCAACGCGAGTTCTAGTATCAGGAAAAATAAACGAACTACCAGTGAAACCATTTTGCATAGAATAATTTATATACCCTTCTATACCTTTTGTTTTTTTACGAAACTCTTTGGGCATCATCTCCCATACAGCAGCTTGTTGTACCTTAATAGATGTATCTGCATTCTGAGAGAAGCATACTACGTGACCATCAGTGTTCTCAGTGACAGCTTTCATTAGTATTTTCGCGCACCCTGTGGTCTTACCTGATCTATTACCACCTAGTGTTAGGCACTCATTGTACTGAGATAAACCCTCTTGTATACGTTCCCAGCCTGCTAAATCAAATCCATATCTAAGTGGATCTTCTTGTGAAGCCTTTATCCTACCCTCGTGAGCCCTATGTAATTCACCTAATAGCTTAGGATCTTTTTCGGCTAGTAATAATATTTCTTCGTCTGTAGGGGCTTCTAGAAGTGGGTGCTGAGTAAAAGTAAGTTCCATTAATCCTCGTTTTTAGTTTTTTCTACAATTACTTGTCTGCAAGCCATAAATAAACAACCGAATATAATAAAAAACCAAAAACCAAAATATACTGCCATAGCACTATCTTCTATGTAAAAACTAATCTCCATCGTCTTCTTCTTCTTTTTCTTCAACTTCTGCTTCTTCCCATAGGATTTCTAGTGGCTTACTAGCCATATCAGCAGCAGTTTCGTTAATTAACATTCTCCCTACCCTGCGATTTGAATAATCATAAAACAA